TGTGCATCTGGTGAAGGTGGCTGTGGCTGAGATAACTGCTCGTTCAACTCTGGAGAAATCTCGTTAAAGAAAGCGTTAGCATCCTTGTAACCAGCCGCTTCAATCATCCTCGCCAAAGTATCCCTGTACTGAGCAACGCTAACCATAGGGTTACTTGCGCCGAACTGAGCAAGAATCTGCTCCTGCTTGCCCATAATCATCTGGAGCATAGCCAGTTTCTGTTCTCTATCCCCTGAACCCAACCCGACGTTAATCGCTACGTCGTACTGATTCGTCCACGTCCGAGGATCAAACGTTACGAACTTGCCACGCATACGGATAATCTTTGCCTGATCCTGATACTTGCCTAGCAGGTGCAGAATCCCCTTAAACAAGCTCTTAACGCCTGTCTCAGCAAAGATACGAGCAATCAACTCCAGCTTGCCAGAGTTAGACTTCATCATCGCTGCAATAGCCGTAGCGGAAACATTGTTCAATACGTCAGGATCAAGACCCTGTTGCTGGTCATTAACACCTGTACGTTTAGCCTGAACCGAGTCCATGTACTCAAGCAATGGGAAAGCCTGAGCAGTCACCGCAGGAACCTCGATAGGCGCAATAGCACCACCCGACTTCATACGGATGACACCACCCGGAGTAGCGTTCAAAACGTCATCGATATTGACCTGACCCTCAACTATTCCGATTCTTGCATTATTTGTAAGATACAGGTTATCAAGCATCTGTCTCGTAACAGTAGACTTGATTAGCTGGATGTCCATAGTCCGGTCTGCCAATGACTGACCGTAGAACTTATGCGGAATCGGGATAGGACAGAGACTGTGGAACGGAACTAGGTCACATTCCTCGTCATCGAGGATTTCGTTGCCAGAATAGGTAATCTTGCGTAGTTCGGCTATACCATCGCCATTAACGTCGATCTTGATATAACACTCGTAGACCTCAACCACCTGCATCGTGTAGTCAAGGCTGATGTTCTCATCCGGCTGCTCACCCTGAGAAAACCTAGCTACTCGTTCAGGAGTGTACTGAAGGTCATCATAGCTAGGCAAACCTTCCACAATGTCCTTATCGAACCCCATAGCCGTTAGCTCTGAGCGCGTCATCAACCGACGATGAGCTACGAACGGACTATCCTCAATGGTTCGTGCAGACTTGCTAATCAGGAATTCTTCCGGCGGTACGTTCTCAATCTTGACGCAGCCGTACTTCTTAACCTTCTTAACCTTGACCGTGTACATGGGAATCTGAATCGGCATTCCCATCATATCCACGCCACCATCAAGCATCTCAACCTTCTGGCTCGTTACCTCAATGCCCGGATCACTCAAGAGCAGAGCTAACTCATCCTCAGTCAAGTTCTTGTATGTTTCCTTGTTGACATCCTCTTGGGCTTCCCAGTACGCCTTGACGATACCGACCTTCTGTAGCAAGGCATCCTTAAACCAGTTATGCAGGATGATTAGACCGTCGTTCTCACGGTAAAAGACCCAATTACAGTAGTCTGTAGCCTGTCTAGCGGACTCCTCATCTTCTGGAGTCTGAGGCTCAAAGGAGACAATATCCTCGGTAGTCGTAAAGACTCGGATAAGCTGTGGCAATGCTCCGTCGATAGCTTCTGCTACCTCGCCAGTAACGATCTGGCTGCGACCTTCTACCTCGTTGCCATAGGGATAACGCAGGTAGTACTCTAATGCTTTGGCTCGTTGGTCGGTAGTCTCGGTATCGACATAGCCAATCGCATTGTCGATTTCATTCTCAAGAATACTCTTGATCTGCCCTTCGTCCATCTTCATAGCAAACCCCTAAGTTTTGCTCATTATACAATCCATTTAGTCGAAATTGGCAATGTTGTCTGCCATGAAGTATCTGTCTCGTCAAGACCAATCGCTAGGTATCTAAAAGCGTCTGAGTAATGAGAACAGTTGTGGACGATTGCGCCGTTTTCTAATGAGAATTCAGCAATATCATCCACCGTCAAACACCATACATCCTCAAGATAATCCAGCGGCTTTACGCTTTCGATAATCAGCGGCTTTGCAATTAGGTGTGCAATATATTTGGCTGTGACCACTTTTGCGCTCAATCCCAATAAAAGATTGGTTGCAATTTTTGCAAATCTTTTCAATACGCTTCCATTTAGTCCAACCTTGTGTTCTTTCTGCGTTCCTCTTATGCCATAACCTTCCTTCTTCTGATCTATGCCATTCTGCTGCCTTTTCTCTTGCCAAATCGCTAATTGTGCTTTTGTACCCGCGCTCTTTTCTGTCAGCATGAGTTTGCTTCCGATGATCTGATGCTGATAGGCACTCCAAGTTGTCAATGGCATTGTTCGCAGGATTGCTATCTTTATGGTGGATGTGACACCCGCTAGGTATTTCACCAAACGCTTGCCTCCAAACATCTCGGTGCAATTTTTTCCCGCCACGAGAGAAGTAAGCTTCGTTAGCCCATTTCCTATATAAGCCACCGTCAAAGTATTGTGTAAGCGGGTCAAGGTAGATTGGATTCGCAAACCCTTCGTTAGGCTTTCTGCGGATTTCCACCCTGATTCCGTCTTGAATAAATGATCCGGCGTACATCTCACAGAATACCCGTCTTTGAACGTTACCAGCACAAGTTGGGCATTTTTCCTTGTGATCCTCGGTAGTGTGTATTGTTTCCAGCCACATGATGTAAGAACCTCCCCTGTTATTGGTAGGCTCATTATCTGTTGCATTCCGTGACGAGTCAATATCTTCGTATCACCAGTAAAGCACCAATCGTGTAACGGCTTCTCGTAGAATATCTGTCTACGTTCATCATGCTCTCGACGGTAGTTCCGTAGCGCATCTAGTCCGTTCTTTGTTCTCGGATTGAACCAGCATCGAGGCAACATACGTCGCACAGCCTGTATCCCGTCGGCAACGCTAAGTCTCGGAGCGACTGTGATGCTAAGTCCAGCTTCCTCCAACACTTCCTTACGGCTCTTGCCTGTTCCGAGTTCTCTAACCTGTACGTCATGGGGCAGTATCTGGTCAAACTTCCCATAGTCGTTATCCTTCAACCAACCCACATACCAGTCCAGTCCTACGCCATGATTCTCTACGCAGTCGATAAGTCGGACTTCCTTCCCTGCCAACTGAGCAATCCATATCGCAGTCGAATCACCCATCCCCAAATCCCAAGCAGCGAAGCTACGGCACAGACCGTCAGTAGGAAAGTCGCTAACACGACCATTGCTCTCAAGATCGTTAATGAGCTTGCCATAGTAAGACCCCTCAACCGCTGCGTTAAAGGAACACTCGAACTCTTGGTTATACCTGTCCTCACCCATCTCTCGATAGGCAGCCTTTAGCTCTGAGTCAGGTAGAACTCCGGTCTGGCTAGCCTTGAACTCTAGGAACTTCCAGCCTTCCTCAGTCTTGGCTCTCTCGGCTAATTCAGCGAAATGGTTATTGCCTTTAGGAGTACCAATGAAGCAAGCCCACCCAAGCCTATCGGCAAGAGCAGGTCTGACGATCTCGTTCCATATTCTCGGATTCTGATCGCCAACTTCGTCGATAACCACGCCATCGAAATACTGACCACGCAAGCTGTCAGGATTGTCAGACCCGTAAAGACTAACCCTACGCCCAAAAAAATCAGCACGAAGCTCAGAGACATTGTAAGTAGCTCCTAGTGGTCTGGTGTACTTCTGAAGGTAATCCCACGCTACTCGTTTGGCTTGTCCGTAGGTAGGCGCAATGTAGGCAAATCGTGGGTCTGGCTTGTCGCACTCGATAGCGGACTTGATAAGGTGATTGATTGCGGCAACACTTTTGCCCATACGTCTATGAGCAACCACCACAGTAAAACGATGCTGCTCAATGGCATCATGTATCTCTAGCTGCTGAGACCTTGGCTCGTAGTCAATGACGATCTCTGTCATGCAGTCTTTTGATACCCGCAGTTCAGACACTTGCTATTGACCAGAAATGCGCTGCACATAGGGCAGTTAGTCGGCTTGTAACTCATTTCTTTCCTCCCCACTTGATAACCATCTCTTGAGCTTCTCCATCCTTGCCCGTTACCTCTGTCCTAGCCAGCTTAGGTATATGGTACTCACTCATCTTCAGCATAATGTCCAATGCCTTGTAAGGATCAGGCTTCATGCCTAAGACTTCATCGCCCTCTGCGACCCTCTGTAGCCATCTGTCCATGTACTGACTATTACGGCTCAATAGCTCTGCAATAGCCTCTCTTACGACCTTAGTAGACTTGTTTACTGCTCCTTTAGGTCTACCCTTACCGAATCCGTTTTCTTTTTCTTCGGCTATTTTATTTTCTTCTGTTTCCATAATTGCAATACCTTCCGGTGTCTTGCTTACTTCTTTGTTGGTTTCTTCTCTTGCTTCTTTGGTAAGTCTACTTGAGTTGATGCTATTAGTCCTACTGGCAATCCTGCCGCTAGCAAATCTGGCTTTCCAATCTTCTCTGGATCAAATGCTGCAAATCTTGACCGTATCTGCCCCGGCTCAAATGGAATAACAACTGGATAAGGCGTACCAGTTCCACCTTTACCGCTAGTATCAATGATCCCGTTATAGCCCAACTTATCCTTTAATGCTTTTGTTACCTTATCAGGGATAGATGTCCAAACGTAAGAGTTTTTCCCTTCGGCAATATCTCTCTCTAGCTCATCAACCCATTCTTTAGGAGTGAATCTAACATTCTTATCCCATTGGTCTGCACCAAAAGGCTTTTTCCTTGTCCTATCGTTCTTAAATTCTTCTTTGAGAGCAGGGATTACTTTACTTTGCAGGACATCAACATCGGTAGTATTGAGTGGGTTAGTAATCCTAGCCTTACCTAAGAAAACCCCCTTTGCCTCAGCCCAAGGAGCATTTGTCTGCGTAATTGGCGCGTTAAAGCCAGACAATCTGTAAATATCTTCTAACTGAGATGGATTGTACGGATCAAGTAAGCCACTTTCTGCATATACCTGCCGCAATGCTTTTAACGGATTACCGCCAGATTCCCTGTTTAACACGAAATCCCAATGCTTTTCGCTAAATGGCATCCCTTTAGAACTGCTATGCAAAGTCCACTTACCGCTACCTTCTTCTGGATTTTCAAATCCAATGCGCCTTGCCTTGCTTAAAATTTCTTCTTTTTTCTCTTTTGGCAAGTAATTCCAAGAATCTTCAGCAGACATTAACCTACGTCCACTAAGACCAACATCTTTAGGAGCCACCTGAAAGTAATCTTTTAGATTACCAGTATCTCCTGCAATTCTTGATGTATCGGCTTTCCCCATTGCATAACTTGATGCTAATTCTCTACCAGCACCAGTCGTTCCAAATGGCATCGGACCGGATGTAGCCCTTTTCGGGTCAAGAGTCTTTCCTTCTAGCAATCTATCAAGTCTTTGGGTTCCGTGAATGTAATCAATGTACCCTTGCTCTGAAGCTCGTTGTTCTGGTGTACCAATTAACCCTGAAGCAACTTTAGGAGTCTTGATGCTGCTCTGGAACTGAGCTAAATCAAATAGCTTCTGATAATAAGGAGTCTGCGTTATATCTCCACCAGCTTGCTGCATAGCCCGATACTGCTGCTCCTCTGCCTTAGTGGGCAAATATCGAGCCGTAGCTTGAGTCAGCCATTCCTGCGGATTGCTAGCAAGCAACCCAATACTAGACTTAGCAGCCTGTTTCTGCCTGTCAATCGCACCTAATGCGCTAGAAAGTAATCCGTCAGCCATAGATAGCCTCGTACATATCCGGTCTGTGAGCCTTGATCCACTCTCTCGGCTCCTCATGGCATTTCTTAAAGTCCATCCCTACTGTCTGGCTTCCTGCATGATGCACATAAGCCCTAGAGACGAAATGCCTAAATCCCGCTTCTTGCAGGTCATGGCAGATTATATTATCTGAATACCAATTCGTGCTAGGAAACTTGGCTACCTTCCAAGCCTCTCTCGTTATGGTGGCAAATATTGGTGCTATGACAGCCGTTTCCTTAATCTGCCCCTCGCTAGCCCAATACAATCCCTGCTGCCTATCGTCATGTACCGGGAATCTAATGTTCTGGTCTGGCAATACATAGTCGCTTCTTGCGCCCAAAAATCCTACTTTATGAGCATTTTCCCGCAAAATCAGCCTGTCCTCGCCCAATAACTCAATAGTTTGGGGATTTAGTACCACGTCATCGTTAGCCACAATCAATGAATCGATTGCGATCCTTCCAAAAACGTCGCTGATGGCTTCATTATATGAGTCTCCAAAATTTCGACCAGTATTGGGTCTGACGATAACATTGGGAAGGATTCGCTTGAATCTCTCTCCTCTGGCAACGTCAACACTATAAATGTAAACCGGGATGGTAGGTGCATATACCTTGATGCTCTCTAGCAATACCGAGATACCCGGATTGCTTACATGACATATGACTATGGCTTGCATAAAACGACTTTCATACTGTCCACAGCCCTCGGAGTCCTAATTACTTCATTATCTGGTTGCCTAGTTATTAACTTCTGACCTAGTTCTGACAGGTCAAACGCTAATTCCTTGAGCTTAAATCCTTTTTCCCAACCTAGATACCAAGCCCATTCTGTGTAATACAACCAGCTATTCTCGTTAAACGCTCGTACATGGGTCGGGTCTTGCCATGCCCCTAAACTCAAGTCATAAGGTACGCTGATATGGAACTCACCACCAGACTTCAATAAGTCATAGCAGTTTTTCATAGCGGAAACTAAGTCAGGGATATGCTCTAGGACATCGTTGGCTATGATCTTCTCGAACATCTCAGGCTGTATCGTCATCGATCCCCATCGGGTATCAATCGTAGCTCCGAAATGCACCTTAGAAATATCTCCCCACCAATCAGGGTTAGTCCTCTGCTGAATATCGGTATTGACGCAATCCTCTCGCCAATCCTTACCAGAGCCTAAATTAAGCGTTACAGGCTGCAATTAGCTCCTCCACCTTGTCTGAACACAGCAACGGAATTAAATCGCGTATACGCTCGTCTGGTAGCTCCCACCAAGGTTTCTTTAGGAGCCTTTCTATCTGGCTCAACGTAAACCGGAGCCTGATAACCTTAGCCGGATTCCCACCAACTATCGCGTAAGGAGGAACGTCTTTCGTTACGACGGATTTCGCAGCAACAACAGCACCATCGCCTATCGTTACCCCTGACATAATCGTGCAGCCCGATCCTAGCCAGACATCGTTCCCGATAACAACATCGCCTTTAGTAGCTGGATGTCCTTGACCATGATGCGGAAATTCTTCTTCATGGATATGCCCGAAAGGGTAAGTCGTTATCCAGTCTACCCTGTGGTTTCCACCGATAAATATCTCGACGTTATCGCCAATCGAGCAAAATGAACCGATCCTTACGTCTGCACCCTCTCCCCAATCTCGGAGACGGATGTTTTCCAGACCATAGGTATACCGCATTACTTATTCTTGTTTCTCGCGGATATTGCTTTAGCCTTTGCCTTAGCATCAGCCTTAGAACTAGCTCCCCATGCCTTTAAGCTCAGGAGTAACCGAGTAGGCTCACCGTTAGGCTTACGCTCTGCTCCGGGCATATTGCCCATACGGGCTAGGAAACTGGCTCGACGAGGATTATCCCCCGACTTAACAGGAGCCTTTAGGTCAGAACCGGGATTAGCAGCTTCGTAAGACTTGCGACCTTTTTCGTTAAGACCGCCCTTCTTGTTCTTACCCTCAGAACGCTGCCAAGCCTCAGTCTTTGCCATTTTTACCCTTCTTTTTGCCCATAGGGATTTTGATTTCAATCTCTATCTCATTAACACCGTTTTTTTTCTTCTCTTTCTCGTCCTCAAGATACTGCTTTAGCAATTCCTTGTCGGACATCTTTTTACCGTTCTTCATCATTTCTTGTTCCCCTTAGCAGTCTTAGCCGCTAGTTTGAAAGCCTTAGCTGTAGGCGCACCCTTAGTTCCCGGCTTACGCATCTTCTCGCCAGAACCCTCGGCTATACGCTCACGCTTTTTTTGGATATTACTGTAGAGTCCGGGCTTCATTTCTTACCCTTCTTAGCCATTCCAGCCTCGCTAAGAGCAATGGCAATCGCTTGTTTAGGGTTCTTTACTACCTTTCCACCCTTACCGCTATGGAGAGTGCCTTCCTTGTACTCACCCATAACCTTACCGACCTTCTTTTGCGCCTTAGACATCTTTTTCATTTAGCAACTCCGCTAGCTCGTCCTGAAGCTCTGCCTCAGTCACACCATATCGACGCTCAAAAGCCTTACGACCAAGACCGTGATACCCCGTATTGCCACGATGATGCTCCGGACATAGCGGTATTACGTTGTCGTGAGAGTTCCGAACTCCCATTCCTAGTCCCATTCCTCGAACATGGTGAATCTCTGCTGGAGTGCCGGGATACCCATTTTTATAACAGATAATGCACCCAAAGTCAGCCACTTTAGCTAGGTATTTGCTCTCGCTTTTTCTCATCGATTCGCTTGGCTCTCTCAACCGTGTAGTCAGCCATATTATCAACCTCATCGCAGCTAGGGCAGTAATACATACTCTCGCCACTTACAGCGCAATGACCGCCGGGAATCTCATCCCAATAGTCTACAAATCCACAGGAGCAGCATTGTGCCAAGTTGGAATCATCTATCTCGTTCATATTTCCTCCTATTGAGTATTCCGGTCTAAACCACGATTAGAAGCCTCCTGCGACCTCCAGACATCGATCCTAGCCTGTGCTGCTACCAGCATCCATCTCAGCCTCTCAGCCTCCTCTACAGCCTCTTTAAGCCCTTCTAGTAGCTCTAAATACTCTGGATGGCTATAGGCGTAGGATTCTTTGTCAGCAATCGTATTCCCCATCGCACTAGCGAAAAGAATAGCTTTCTTGCTTTTACGAAACTGTTCGAGGTATGTGACTTTAGCCTTAGCCTGTGCATAGGCTTTGGCGTTCTCCATCATGAAGTTAATTGCCTTATGAGGATTTATCGTTTCCATATTGAAATCATATTCCTTTAGACAATAGTTTTTCGCCAATCTGTTTGATCCCAGTTACCTTTACCGTGATTACATTCAGCACATAAAACTTGTAAGTTTTCTATATCTAAGGCTAGGTGCGGGAATAGTTTTCTAGGTTTGATGTGATCTACATTTAATACTGCTCCCGTACTTGGTGAAGCACCACAACATTGACATTTAGCACCATGCAACTTTAGCGCCTCCATCCTTAACTTTCGCCATTCATAGGTCATCAAAAAATCTTTTGAAACAATTTTGTCTGGAGACTTACGGTTGCCATTTAGTAACTTTTTATTTATTTTTTGTTTTTGCTTTTTATCAACAACTTTCCCTAAAGCGGCTCCAATAATTGATAAGTTTTTCTCTACCCATTTCCTGTAACTAACGTCATCTGGCTTTACTAAACCATCAATAGCTAAAGCATCGCAAGCTAAAACATAAAGACTAGTTTTATCTTTATGTGATACGCCTAGCTTTTGCTTTGCGTATTTAACTAAATTGCTTTGTGAAATCCTATCTGACATATTTACATCATCCTAAATATGATTCCAGACTGCAACATAAATATTTCTATCAAGAATCATTCCTCAATAGTTTCCGAACAAGCAATCCTTACAGCCTTAATCGCAGCCTGTGGGTTAGACACTACCGCTACCTGACCTCGCCAAGTCTCATGCCAGATAACCTGATCCGCTGTCAGCTTGGCTTTCTCGTTTTTCTTTATTTCTAACAAAATGTTCCTGCCACGATAGCCCACCAGAATATCTGGGCATCCTTGACCGACTCCATGTAAATGCTGGACATCCATGCCCACTCGCCGGAGTTCCTTGACGATCTGCGTCTGTGTTGAATCTACTCGCTTAAAGACCACGCCAATCCCCTTTCTTGCCTCGGTTCCCTAAACCCCATTGAGTTTTACAGTCAGCCTCTAGCTGGTCAGCAGCTTTATGCCCACGTTTCTGCCTAACAACACTCAGGTACTTTAATGCTGAATCCCTGTCTGCTGTCCTCCACGCTAGTACAGCCCTGACTTCACATTGATGCCTGTATTTTTCGCTGTTTGTGTCATTGGACGTGAACCCACGAAATGTTATTTCTGACATTGGAAATAGCCCATTTTGATACGTTAAATCGCTTTGCCAAACCATAGGTTGTTTCTGAACTTGTCCTTATATATCTGACAATTTCATCGTTCAATTTCGCATATTTATTTTCACACCCTCTTATTCTTGGAGGATTTTTAAATGTCCCATGTTTTATCGAATCCCTAACATTATCTGCTCTTGTGCCATAGCGTAAATTTTCAATCCGATTATTTTTTCTATTTCCGTCCCCATGACAAACTTCCATTCCCTCTGGTTTTAACCCCAAAAATGCTTCTGCAACCAAACAATGTATAAACTTGTCTTTTTTGTAACCACTTTTCCTCAAAGAAGTTTTTAAATATCCATGATATTCAGACCCAGATATAAATGTTTCCGGCTGCACATAACTACCAACTTTTTTTCTTTGGATTATTCTTTCTTTTGATTTCATCCTCCCCAAAGACGAAACCATATAGATTCCCTCATAGCCAATTACATCTTTCCAAATTTCTTCCATATATCACCTGTCTTTCAGTCTCTAAAACGTCCATTGTTGTCAAAGTCCTGTGGTCTTGATCCTGCCGATTCAACAAACTGCTGGCTAGCTTGGTGATACCAAAGTTGATACCACTCCTGAGCCTCTCCGTTACGCTGCTTCTCGTTCATTAAGAACGTATCGCCCTGTGATTCGTCCACAGTCTCGCCCCGGTTTCGCTGGTTTTCCTTCTTTTTGTTGCGCCACACAAGAAAGACGTTATCAACCTGATCGCTAATGGAACCAGAGCCTTTCAAGTCGTTTTTATTCGGTGTTACCTCGTCTGAAGCCTGTTTCCGGATATGGTGGACTAGGTGAATATGGACGTTATGATCCCTAGCCAATGCCGTTAGCTCATCGATAAATCCCTTCTGACCGTTAAAGTCATCCTCGTTCTTTACGCACTTCATCAGGCTGTCGATAAAGATATG